GGTTCGGCATCAATTCTACGTTTAAGCATATCCAAACCCTTCGCATTATGCAGATCGGGGTTTGCTTTCCACTCATCAATTAGGCCATAAACAGTTTTTAATTTGTTTTGTGCCTTCACGGAAAGCTCAGAAACGCCCTTGAATGATTTTGCATCGTCAAACTTGAGTACAATATCTTCAACCTTGTCAAAGTTAATGGGCGTTTTATCAAGCTCAATGTCTTTCATGCCCTGTTTGTACTTGGTTGTTTTATCTGATCTCATTTTTTGCAAAGCGGATAGTGCTTGTTCTCTTGCAACATCTCCAGGCACATCACCGCGCAAATTATCAGTGAACGCTTTTTGTGTTGCGCCACCAGTTTTACCAGCCGCATAAGCTGTGCCGATCGCCTCGCTTCCAGCACCCGTTGTCAGACCTATAAGGTTTTTGCCCGCGATGCCACCAATATTTCCTACAGCTTTGCCTGTTTGCGTAATTGGGTCGATCTTCTGACCAACTGTCTTAACTGTTTGCGCCACATCACCCAATACTCCAGGCGCTCTTCCCGCTAATGAGCCACCACCTGTTAGAAGAATAGAAACATCAGCCAACATGCCCACAGGGTCATTGGCGAATGTGTTTTTGATTGCGTTTAGGCTGCCATAACGATTGGCAAGAAATTGTCCAACAGCTCTCGCTGTTTCCTCATTACCTTGCTCTCCTGGTTGTATAACGCTCACAATACTGCTGCCCAAAGAATAAATGTCTTTGGCAGTTTGTACGGGTTTAATAATGGGTGTAATGATGTTTTTTCCAAGCTCTAACGCACTGCCTGGAACATTTTTAATGGCAGTCAATGGCACATCAGCAAGTGGCACATCATTTGTTTGAGCAATGCTATCTGCTCTTGCTTGTTCAAACTGTTCTAATTTTAAATTTTCGCTTCTTGCTTTTTCAAGTTCTTCTAATGTCAAGGCCATGTCAGCCCCCAATTAGCTTTCTGATCGCGTTTAATTCTGCTTCGCTTGTGTTGGGGTCTTTAAAAATTGTCATTAGTTCCTCATCGCTTAATCCAGCATAATCCTCTGGCTTAATGATTGCGTTGATTAGACTATCAACAGACTGTTCGCCCTCATACCCTCTGAGAGTCTCATTTTGTTTGAGATAAGCTATTTTATCCTCTTTTGATTTTATTGAGTTAAACGTCTCAGTTCTTAACCTTTCAAGTCTTTTCATATTTACTTCTTCTGGCAAAAGCTGATTAAAACTTGCAGCAACCAATCGATCACCCTCTCTCTCGGTAAACTGTGCGCCAAGCGTTGCTCTTAATGACTGGAATATAATTGATCGAATATCATCCTCTAATCCAACTGCCTCTGGATTGGTAATGGCTAAAACAACGCGCGGTGTATTACCAATAACAGGGCCAGTTAAATTGTCGCTTTCTTTAAGTGCAGCGATGGACTGATCTAATTTGTCGAGATTGGAAATAGCTGTCCATTTTTCAGTAGATTCAAACTCTACTGCTTCTTTTGCAAAAGCCTTATCGACTTCTAATTGATAAGGTGTTAAATCTAGTCCAGCGGGTGAACCAGCGATTCTTTTTGCCTCTGCCAAACCAAACTGCGTAGCTATATCATATTTGCCCGCACCAGCCTGTGCTTCAGCATTTCTTATCGCTATGTCGTATGTTTTTCTTCTTGGGTCGTTCTCTGGTAAGGCATCTCTTTGAGTATATAGATCAGTAATATACTTAGTGTTCTGCATAAGCGAAGTGCCACTTGAGCCTTTTTCTTTTGCTCTTATGCGCTCTGCCTCTATGTCTGCATATAATTTTGTTCCAAAAAGATCGATCTTGTCTGATTCTGTAAGCATTTCACCGCGCATGGTTTTTGCCAATGCTCTTTCTTTTTTGGCTCTTTCTTGCATAGCCACCATTTGTTGCTGTCTAAGGATCGTATTCTGCGTTGGGTCTTGTCCTCTGAATATGTCAGACAAAGCACCCATGATGATTGCTGCCTTTTGATTCTTAGGCGTGGCATTGGCATTGGGTGTTGCAACAGGCAACATGCCTCGTGGGTTATATCCCGTTGCTGGGCCAGTTGTCACAGGCATATTTAATTGACCGAAATAACCAGGTGTCATTGGAAATTTCTGGTTGGGGGCTGTTCGCTGTGGAAATTTAAAAGGTGTATATGCCATTAGCCCCACCTTCCGCCAGAGCCAAATGGCCCGACATTACCGACAGCCATAGCAGTACCGAGTCCGAGCAATCCACCCAAGACATCGCCAACACCTGTGGACTTCCTTTGTGTCGTCTGGCCCTCAAATGGTAAGCCTGAGATCGCTGAACTGAGCAATCCCGCTTGTCTGAGTGGGAAGTCAACGCCTCTGGCAAACTCACCGAATTGTGCATCGAGACCCGCTTGTCCGAGACCTTGTTGTTGACCGCCAATGCCACCGAGTAAACCGAGTGTTCTGTATTGATCGCCCAACATGCCTGATTGTATGCCTGTTCTGTAATCACGATCCATCATGCCGAGCTGACTGGCTTTGTCGAATCCTTGTGATCTCAATCCAGCCGCAGTTCTGCCGACAGCATCATAAAAAGCTCTGTCGCCTTCTGCTTCCAATATGCCCGATCTGGAACCGCCAAAAGCACCCGCACGAATAGCACGATCTTGTGCGCCCATTTGTTGCAGTTGTCTTGCACGATTAAGGTCGTTGATTGAAGCATCAATGACTTGTTCTTGATAAGGGTTTTGATATTGAGAGATGTCCAATGGGCCAGTTGCCATTCCAGCTAATTCACCCCTTGGGTTGTAGCTCATTGCATCGCCAAACATGCCTCTAGTGGCTGCAAAAGCATCCATTTGATCGGGATTAAATCCTGAGACCAAATCGCCTGTGTATGGCGTAAACGGAATTTCTGCTGCACTCTTAATACCAGAGTACGTTTCTAAATACTTTTCCTTTAATTGTGGATCAAGTTCTGTGGTTGCTGTTGCTGCGCCTTTGCTCATAATGTTTTACTTATAATGTGTTCTTTTTTAAATCCGTGTCGTGTTGCGTATCTTTGCCATCCTTTTCTGCCACCGCCGAAAATCTTTTTGCACTCGGCAATGCGGGCGAAAGTGGTGACTGCTTCTAGTATTTCCTCACAATCCGACATCTTTCCCGCCAAAAACAATAGGTTCATGGCTCGGTATTGTGGGAACTCGACCAATTCTGTGATTATGCAAGATTGCTGGTCTTTTAAAGGGTGGGGCCATAACATCAGCTTTCCTGTTGCTATGCCACGCTCAACATCAAGTATATCCCATTCTTCTTGATATTTTAAGCACGATGACACCAATGGCTTACACCATTCCCATTGTTTCTCCCACGCCTGTCTATGTGACTGAGGTCGTGGAGAGATTTCCTGAGTTGTCAACGCTGAGTTTGTACTTGGTTCCATCTGGACTAATCAATACTAATTCGCTTTGGTCGCCGCCATCAATTTCGATTCGTTCACCTTTTTTAAAGGATTGCCCGTCTCGATATTCAACTTCGCTGACCAAATTATTCATATAACCTCTGTCGTAATTATCGCCTGGTCTTGTGAGTGCTTGTCTTGCCATTATCTTCTGCCTCGATTGGTGACATCCAAGCGTATATCGCCCAATTTAAAATCTTGATTTGTGTCTCCTGTTATCGTCATCATCACCTGTCTTCCATTGAATCGGGCATCGGTATAACCGTCTGATTCAAAGGTGAAAGAACCGAAGTCAAACGTCTCTCCCAGAGGCGTATATTTGCCCTTAAAACTAATGGTGACACCAGGTAGGGTAGATGCCTCGCTGTCAGGAATGATTTGATTACATTGCACATAATTGTCGCCTTTGCCGATCTGGATCGCACCCGATGTGGCATACGGTTTTGTGCTGCCGAGACCAGGACTGTTGAATAGATTGCCCGACTCCATTTTGTAAACATTTCCGCTGTCGTCACAAGCAATAATGTAGTCAAATATGCCTTCATCGAGATAGCAACCGCGACTGAGTGTGCCAACAGCAAATGTGTTTTCGGCGTAGTTCCAGATGATGTATTTGTTTGGCACTTTGCTGTCGCCGCTTGGAAAGAACCACCATATCTCATTGAATGAGCTGTTGTGACCGCCACAGACTGCACCTGAGTATTGTTTGTTGATGTTGTCAAAAATAAAATCAGACACGCTGCAAGGAATTTCTCTCACTGAGCCGTCATATAGGAATATTGTTTTTTCGCCAAGCCAAGCAATGAAATTGCCCGCTTGCACGATTGATCTGGCTGAGATGGCTTTGCAGTTTGTGCCAGCATCATTGATGCCATACACGAAAGGTTGGCCCGAATAATAGAGCCTAGCCAGACCCGTTGATGTAAATAAAATCATGTCGGTTTGCCATTTAACGCCCGCCAACAGATCAGAAGATGTCGGCACTTGTAGATCGCCCGCCGTGTTTGTAGAAGCCGCAGTCCATGTGGTTGATGCTTCTCTCGATGACCATTGCACTTTCCTTGGGTCTCCACCCGCACCGAGTGCCACAATGTGTCTTTCATTGCTAACCAATACGCCAGAACAACCCGTGGGTGCATTGGTGAGTGCCACGCCCGCAGCATCGGGTGATCCAGAACCCGCATCGGGTCGCCATTGATAAATCTTTCCATCTGACGAGCAGTTAAAGATTAAATACTCGCCCCAGTTGTCAAAAGAATAGGAATGTTTGGCAAACGAAAGCCCTGATTGCGATCTGGCATCCCCATAATCTTCGACATTGTAATTGTATGCGCCATATCCCAATGGGTCGGTTGATTTTGGAGTGACGAACGAGGCTGGCGTGATGTCGTACCAAGTCAGGTTCTCATCCATATAGACATAAACTTTCTCTCTGGTTCCAACCGCAAGTAAGTTATTGCCGTCATTGTCTTTCCAAGAGAATAGGCCAATCGGCGCACCCGTGAGAGCTGATGACTTTAAATATTCCCAACCACCGATGTTTTTAAGTATGCCTTCTTGAAAACGAATCAGGTTTGAGTCGATCCATCTTCCCTTGGCAGAATACTCAGTACCAGATGTGACCACACCTGGTGGGGGGCTGACGGAAATAAGGGCCATGATTAACCGCCTATGGTTTTCGTTTCAGTCGTAGGCGTGATCTGCTCAACAATGTTTGCATCCAAATTTGATTTCAGAGCTGTCACTTCATCTTCGCCCATGGCTGTTTCAGTCCAGCCTTCAACGATTGACTCAGTGAGATCAGCGAAAGGAATGAAGTTTCCAATGTCATCAGTAGAGATGCCTTGCGTACCATACACGCTTGCAGTGTAAGGCACATCTTCGTGCGTTTGATCGCTTGTCGCTGTAAGTCTCCAATGCACGACATAGACGACATCGCTGTGACTATCGTGTGTGGGGTACACATCGACGGTTTTACAATTCCAAGCATAAGTATTTGCCATTTTATTTTCCTCTTAGTTTGTTAATCTGGAATACTAGTAATAGGAACAGCGAAAGTTTCTTCATTGCTGTTCTTTTTCTCATTAATTTCAGATTCGATTTGGTTTTTTATATTAGTTATATAAGTATCGCCTAATGCAGATTGAACCCATCTGACAGCGTTTTCTTCTGTGATATCGTTTTTCGCCACATAAGATGATGGGCTTAATGATTCCAAACTAAGTTCAACTTCGCCAGACGAATAAGATTTGTATTCTCTACTAGCAACAGTTTCAGAACCTTGTAGAGTCCATTGAACTTTGTAAACAGTATCCGAAAACTCCTCATATTCTTTGTATGCTGTGAGTGTATTGGTTTTCCATGTGTAAGTAATTGCCATTATTTTTCCTCTTTGATATTAAACATACATGACGACTAATTTTATAATGTCACTAGCAGCGACATCGCCACCAAGACCGACTCTGATAATGTTGGTATAGCCATCGGTATATGTGACAAAACCAGCATCTGATCTATAACCCATCTTTGCGACATTTGCAGTTGCATCATAAATGGTTGGAATACACCCAAGATAGTTTGAACGATTTATATTTGTTTCTACATCAACATAACCAGAAGTCACATTTTCTGAATTTATTGTTAGGTCATATTCACTCATTTTAATCCCAACATTATTTCCATCGTCACCGCCTTGTCCTGATGTGAAACCAGCACCAACCTCTAAAGCACCCGTTGATCTTATTTTAGCGTCTTCACCACCATCAGAACCTCTAATAGATAGGGCATCGCTTGCAGAGTCATCACTAACAATTTCCCATTTTCTGCTTCCGTTTTGATAAATTTCAAAACCTGTGTCGTGTCCATCTGCACTATTGTCTACTCTAATAAAGTTGCTTGCTGAACCACTTTTTGCGTGAAGCAAGGTGCTAGGACTTGCGGTGCCGATTCCGACTTTTCCATCGGATTGTTTAACAACAAATTTAGTTCCATCGCCATTTCTAACATCTAATAAGTTTTCGCTTCCTGTTGCGCCTGTACTTTTAATTAATACACCAGCACCACCACTGGCTGTGTTATCAAATACTCCTGTCCAAACACCCGCAGTACCGATATTGACATCTAAAGCACCTTCAGGACTCGTGGTACCTATTCCAACTCGTTCATTCGTAAGGTCAAGCCTTATGATGTCGTTGGAGTTTGATGTCTTTCTCATTGCAAGTGCATTAGCACCTAGTACAAAAGCAAAATCTTCTTCAGACCCATCGGTATCGTTCATAGTGATTGTTGCACCCGAAGCATTACCCACTACAAGATTACCATTCAGAACTTCAACATTACCGCCTGAATGTATTTTTAATGCATGAAGCTCTGAACTGCTTGATGTTGTATATATACCAACATTTTCTCCATTGGCAGTATTTTTAATCTTAAACTCACCTGAGCCTTTTGTTATATCTCCACCAATTACAACTTTATCTTCATCTAATTTAAGTGTTTCATTCAAATCACCAGCAGCTTGAACAAAGAAAGATAAATTACCTTTGTTTGATGCGCCTTGTCCAGGATCGTGTGCAACACCTCTTATCTCTGCATAAGTTTCTTTTGAACCGCCATCTTTTTCATCGCCTGTGAATCGGATAACACCAACGTCTGTATCATCGCCGATGCCGCCTGTTGTTTGGTCGTTTAAGTACAACTCAATGACTGCTGCATCGTCTGTGTCAGCGTTTTGGAAGTTTTCTAAAAGAAGATGTGGTGCGTTATCTGAAGTGGAATAAATGTGAACATCTGTGCTTGGAGTTCCAGTGCCAAATCCAACCCGATTATTTCCACCATCAACAAAAAGCATATTGGCATTGCCATCGCTTTCAACACGGAAATCTATGTCTTCGCTTCCTTCGTTAAAGACTGTTTCTGTCGGGCCAAGCCTCATTACATCTTTTCTTGATCCACCTTTCATCACAAAAGCAACCATGTTGGCATCTTCTGTACCATCAGAAGCATCAACTATTTGTGAGGTTAGTTTTGAATAAACGATTGCCTCTGGAGTACCAGCATCGTTATATCCAGTCCAATAAATTTGACCTATATAATCATTGTCTGCACCAGCTTCACCTGGATTTCTTTTTAGGTCTAAAACTGGCCCTTGGTTTGCATCTGTGTCTGTTGATATAAGTGTCAACGCAGCCGAGTTATCTGCCACAGTCGCAGAAAGTGAAGTAAACGCACCAGTCGATGCGGTATTTGCCCCAATCGGGCTTGAATCGATGTTTGCGCCATCGATGTTCATCGCAACGCTTGTGCCAGTGGCACTGAAGATTGCATCAATCGTATCGAGGTCAGAATTCAATTTTGTACCCCACGAATCTGTACTCGCACCCACCTCTGGTTTAGTTAGTGATAAGTTTGTTGTCGTTGTATCGGCCATATTCCTAATTACCTATTTTTAAATATATAAATGAACAGCCATTAAGCTGCTTCGTTCCAGGTTGTTGAATCAGGAGACTGATCAGTCCATGTTGTCGTGGCGACTGTTTGATCTGTATAAGATGTTGTCGTCACACTTTGATCTTCCCATTTTAGACCACCTATCGCTGTAAATCCACTAGCAGATGAAATTGTTGCAGTGGCCCGATCGATCTGTCTGCCGAGGGCAGTCATAGAGGAAACAGCAGCAATGGTTGATTGTGCCGCTATGACATAAACAGCCGTTGCAGTAAATCCTGAAGTTTCAGCCAGTGTAGCTGCGCCGAGTTTGACAATTAAGCCAGCACTCGTGAAGCCAGAAGTTTCTGCCATGGTTGCTGATGCAACATGAATTCTGCGACCGACCGCAGTAAATGAGCTGGATGCCGCAATGGTCGCTTCACCCCGATCAATTTGCCTAGCGGTTGCTGTGAATCCTGATGATGCTGCAATGGTGGCTTCGCCACGATCGATCTGTCTTGCTGTTGCTGTAAAGCCAGAGGTTTCTGCGAGAGTTGCAGAGCCGAGCAATACAAGATGTCCTGTTGATGTGAACCCTGATGTTTCTGCGAGCGTTGCCGTGCCTAAAAAGACAATATGGCCCGTTGATGTAAAACCAGAAGTTTCAGCTAGGGTTGCAGATGCAGAAAATGTGATTGCGCCAAATGCAGTAAAGCCACTGGTTTCTGCCAGTGTTGCTTCACCAAACTCGAATACGGGTTGTCCGTAAAAGGACTTCCCATAACCGCCATAACCATAGCCGACTGAGGCCATGTGATTAACTCAATGTGATGTCTAGGTCGCCCGCATCAAAACGAAACACATCTCCACTGGAAACAGTTTTACTTGCTGTTAGTGCTGCCCAGGCAAGTAAGTTTCCGCTAGAAGAAGCATCGAACACGCCAACCCATCCAACGCTGCCCCATGTGCCAGTTGCAGTTGCAAACTCGGCAGCACTGGAATTGGTTGCTGTTGTAGGATCAGTTCCACTGACACTGAACGCGCAAGAAATCCTAGCGTATGATCCACCTGAGACTTCTGTGCCACCACCTGTATCAGAAGGCGCAGCAGTAAAAAGTCCTAAATAGACAGTACCAGGCGTTGTGAACGCAGTGTTCGCAAAGGTGTGTTTGAGTAGTTTGTCCTCAAGATAATCCGAAAAAGCCATATTTATCCTCTATTAATTATTGCCCCAATAAACAACTTGTTTTTGGGTTCTGCCGTAAGTTCTTCGCCTCGGAATCATTGATCCTTTGCCGAAGGCGGCACGTTCTTGTTCCATCCTCATTTCTTCCAATGCCTTATCAAATAGATTGGTGAAACCCGCTGCACGATCATCTTCCATGAGATAAATCGATGCAGTGCGTAAACACCCATACAGATAAACATCGGGATAGCTTGTTGAGACAAAGTTTGAAGTATTGCTGCTGCTCAGTGCTGAAATTTTTGAGTAGTAGGTTAATTGTAGCGTATATGAGCCGTCAGGTGTAGGACATAATTCCATGGTGTCATCAACCAGGGCGTAATAAACAGGTTGTCCCGTGCTGTTGTTGTTCTTTTTGCGGTAAACATCCAAAGACTCAATGCTCATTTGCATCAATGGACTAAAATTGTTTGCTGTGATCTCGACATTGATGGCCTCTAACCAATCTGTCGGTAATGTTAAATATTGGGCATCGGCAGTCGCGGTTGCACGTTTAACCATGTCTTTTGTTCTGAGCTTTCGATTCAGCTCTGCCTCGGTTTGTATGATGAAGGTGTCCATCATTGAATCTAAATCACTGCGATTCAGATAATTTGCAACTGCTGTTTTTAATTCACTGTATGTCATATTTTCCCTTGCCAAGTGCGAAACGCTTTGTTGTCAGGATCATTCAGCCAACGCTTCATTTTAGCCTTATCGTTGATCCAGCCCTCTCTCATAGCTTTCTGATAAACAACCATTGGAATCTCGGCAACGTGGCGCATTTCTTTACCTGGTGTTTGCTCACTTAAAACCTTGCAATGCTCAATGATCGGTCTCACGTCTTGCTTGGTTTGATAAACAAAGTTATCGCCCTCGGTTGCAAATTGATTGACGAGACCGCCTGATTTTATTTCCAATGTTGTTATTTTTGCCATTTTTAAATAGTGGGGCGATTGCTCACCCCACTAAATTACTCACTTACGATGTAGATAAGTCAGCAGCCAGACCATGAGCTTTCTCATTAGAACACTCTAGTCCGTACTCGACTATCAACATTTTAGTTTGAGCATCACCGATTGTTGAAATGTCAACAGTTTCAAAATCTCTAAGATATGAAACTTTTGCAAAATCAGGATCGATGAACAGTGCTGTTCTGCCTCTGCTGAAGTTAGAAGGCATTACCTTCAACTCACCAAAGTCTCCAGAATACACACTCACGCTGGCTTCGATCGCTGTTGCATCGATCATTTGCCTAGCAGAAGCTCGCCCAGTGAAACCAGACACAACGCCTTTGACGTGAGAACCGACAACCAACATAGTTGGTTCGCCGCCGTTGTCAAAACAAAGTTGTTGTACGTCTTTCAAAATGGTTTCTGTGAACGCTCTTTGTGTACCGTCTGTAGGTGCAGCACCATTACCAGCACCAGCCCCGTTTGTGCCTCTGGAAACATTGGTTTCAATCCAAGTTTCAAAGCCACCAGTCTGTCTTGCTGTGGTTGCGTTGCCCGCGTTTTTGGCAGTGTTTCCACAAATGGTTTTCTCCATGTCGCGTTTCAGGGCTTTTGCCATGATTGCGAGTTGGTGAGCCATTTCTGATTTCTTACCAGCGGGGTCTGATGCTTGCTGTGAACCTGTCACAGTTGCATCTCTGCTTGAGATTTGACAAATGTTGCTTTCTCTTACAGTAGCGGTCGCTGCTGTTCTTGAAAGCTCAAAACCCTCTAGCTGTCCAGTAGCGGATGCTGAGGGTAATGCTTCAGTTTGCCAATCAAATTGTACATTCTTTACCGAATTACGGCCAATAGCTGACATGACAGGAGTTGACATTGGTGAAATGTTATAGATCAGATCACTCAAAGCCTCTCTGTCAGCAGTAGCAGTATAGGTATCGACATTATTATTATCGTCAAACTGTTTATGGATGACTTCTTATAGTTTCTTATAAGATTGGACTATATCATCAACTCTAAGAGTTGCACCGCGCTCTTGGGCTTTTACCATCCTCGTCTTATTCGTTAGGACTCCATAACCTAGTCTCTGAACCTTACAAACATTTCTGCTTGTCTTGGCTGCTGATTACCCTCGTCTTATCCGTTAGGGCTTCCCAGCAGTTCACGGTGTTTTAAATGCTCAAGATACGTTATTAAGCATTGGTCACTTTGGCCATGCTAATACTCCTTCTAGTTTCCTAGAAATTAAAAGTTAAATTAATTGTTCAAATACTTTCGCCGCATCTTGGACTTTCCCAGATTTGGCTAATCGTGCTTTCGATTTCTTTAAAGGAGTGCTGGTTTTTTTACGAGAGACTGAACCAGGTTTTGCAACTCTGTTTCTAGCAGATGCCTTCTGAGTGGGTTTTTTCTTCACAGCTTTTTGCGTTTTGTTTTGCATCCAGCTATTTCTTAACCCCATCAACAGGCGGTAATCATACACTTGGTTGATTTCCTCTGCTGTAAATCCCAAATCATTGATTGCATGATCTCGAATCGCCAATTTTTCTTCTTGTTGGATGGTTTTATCCTTCCACTCAGGAACATGATTAAGAATTTGCTTTTCGCCATATTGCATATACTTTTGTATCTGCTCTTGCTGTTTCACTTGATCTTCTTCTTGAAGTCTCGTTTGTTCAGCTTGTACGGCTTGCAATTTCTGTTGTTTTTCATTCCATAAATCGCGTTCTCGGACATACCCAATGGGATCGTTAGAATACAAAGTTTCCCAGTCAGGCTCAGTACCCAAACTTTCGCTTAATGCAGCTTCCATTTTGGGCAGCAGTTCCTTATAAATCGCCTCGTTTTTTGCAACCTCGCTTTGTTGTTCTTCAACAGTCTTACGCTGTTGAGCGAGTTCTTGAGTCTTTCGAGTGTAATCTGCTTGTCTAGAATACGAGCTTTGAAGTTCGTCAATGGTGACTTCAACATCTTCGCCGTTTACTTTAACGGCATAAAGTTGAGGTTCATTTTGTTCCTCTATCTCATCTTGTTCATCGTCAAGAGTTTCTGTTTCTTCTGTTTCTTCAAAGTCATCGGCTTGGAGTTCTTCTTCCTCGACAATTTCTTCTTCAACAGTTTCATCGGCTTGTGATTCTACTTGTGCCTCTTCTAGTTTTTCCTCTTCAGGTTCTAGGTATTGCTCAAATGAGGTCACAGCCTCTTCCATACTTGTTTGTAATTCCAATGGTTTAGGTTGAACCGTGTTGGCCATAATATTATCCTTGAAAATTATTGATAATTAGATTGATTCTAAACTACCCTTTGGTATTTGTAAATCAATACTAAGCCATGACTTTTCGGATTCTTCTCAAATTGGTTTGTGTAATTTTTCCTTTCTCAACAATGATTCGCAGATGTTTTTCTATCTCAGGCAACAGCTTGACGGCAGTGTGCATTGATTCTCTAAACGCTTTGTCGTCTTGATCGGATTGCACCCAGAGCTGGATGTATTCATCGTGCAGTTGTTCGATTGCTTTTTTAAAAACAACAGAATTGAGGATTAATTCTGCCTCGTTGGATTCGAGGACTTCTTGTTGTGTACTCATGTGTTTCCTATTTTATTAATGATTGACTGTATTCCGCCAAGACTCAATGGTTGATAGCCACTTGGCATGGTCGGTAAACTTGTAATCGATTCAGCCATTGAAGGCAATGGTGCAAATGGATCATATATCAATGGTGGCCCACTCATTTGTTGCACAGGGGGTGGGTCGTAAACATAAGGCGTATACACATCGTCAAACACCGTATATCCCTCTGGCACTTCTGGCGAATATGAAACGCCTGGTGCAATAAAATCTCTCGGTTCAAAGACAGGATTTTGAATTGTAAATGGCGTGTAATCGACTGGCACAAAAGGCGTGTCATCATCATCGACAACTCCCGCGCCCGTTCCTATGCCAACAGTATCGCCAATGCCGATGCCAACATCATCGGTTGTGCCGTCATCAGTATCACCTGTTCCAGTTGTATCGGTTGTGCCTGTTGGCGTAGGTGTAGGTGTGGGTGTAGGTGTAGGTGTGGGCGTTGGCGTTATAGGCGGAGATGGGGGTGGTGTTGTAATAACTGGCGGCTCATCAATTACAGGCGGTGTTTCAATCACAATCGGTGGTGTATCAATAACAGGTGGTGTATCAATAACAGGTGGTGTAATGACAGGTGGGGTAGGGGGCGGCGTTGTAATAATTGGTGGCGTTATGACAGTACCGCTGTCGTCAATGATTGATGGAAAAAGCGGTATGTCAACTGGTGTCTCTTCATCCGTTGTTGTTGTTTCAAACTCCCAAGGATCACCAGGCAAATCTTCTTGTGGATTGTAAATTGCCCAGCCTGATTGATGCTCATCGATAACATTTCCATCGCTGTCAGTGATAGTTCCGCTTTGAATAAAAACACGATCGCCTATTGCAAACTCAACTGGGCTTTGATCGCTGCTGCCTAATGCTTTAATGCCTTTTCCGTTGTCATTTACTTTCCAAACAATGCCTGTGCCTCGATCTATAAACACATCGCCCGCGCCAAGATTGTTTTTATTCTTTATGGTTCTTGCATCTCTTTTTTGAGCTTTGGTGACTTGTATCGGGCCACTTGTGACAAATTGTTGCCCAGGGTTGTTTGCTTGACCAAGTTTTCTTGACGGCGTGTAAATACCAGCAATACCCGGACCCAAAAGGGGCAATCCACCAATCGTATCGCTGACTGGTGGATCAACAAGCTCATTGCTGTATATCAGCTCATCGGGTATGTCGCCGAAAAATGACACTATTTATCTTTTGCCTTCCAAAAGTTAAGTGCGCCCAGCTCAATCGTGTATTTGTAAATCTTACCGACAAGCGTATCGAGCTTTGGAGTAGGGGTTATCATTGAAACTACACTGCATACTGTGACGATGAGCATAATGACAGCCATTATATTTGCGAAAGTTTGCATATTTATATCCTCAAGATTGTTGGGCTATTTGATCGATTTTCTCTTCGAGCTTATCGAACCGTTTAAATAGCCTTTCCATTTCAGTTGTGATCTCGGTTTTTGTGACGTAAACGGTTGGCAATTCTTCTCGTGTTTTATTCAGCAATATATCGATGCGCTTGGTCTCGGCCATGTTGCTTTTGATGCCCAAAGCGAGTGGCGCATATACCAAAGTCAATATGATGTTCCAGAATACTATTGAATTGAGTTCCATTTTTACAATTACCAAAGGTTAGTGATAGATATTATCATATCTTATTGAGCAAGTGGGTTGTCGTTTTTGTTTTCTAACACTTGAATATCATCATACATTGAGTCAACACTGGCATTGATTGCAGCGACACTCGTCTGCAAAGCCACAATATCGTCTTTGATTGGCGTTAAATCTTCAGTTTCTATGTTTAAAGATTTTATCTGCTCTGCAAGCGAGACCACTTGTTTATCCATGTCAGCAACTTCGTCAGCAAGTGTGTCAATTTCGTTGATATAACGAGTCATTTTAGACTCAAGGTTTTCGATGCGATTAACATACGTTGCACCTGTATAACCAAATCCAGCCAAAGTGCTGACAATACCAGCAAGGGCGATTAGTTGTGTTGTTTTACTTTGAAACCAGTCCATAATTTTTTCCTCATAGGTTGGGTTGTGATTGAACCATGTCTGTTATCATCGTCAGATTGTTTCCAAACATTTTTGTATATGCTTGATTGTTGTCTGCGATGGAGACATTGGCATAAATTTCTGTGGGTTCGTACCAGCTTGTCGCATCTGGAACGCTTATCATGCTGTAAGTGTTAAACCCTGGCACAAAACTCATCAAAGCAACCAAGGATGAGCTGTCTGCATACTCTCCGCTTTCTTGCTCTTGTGCCTTGATCTCTTCTTGCTGTTCTTTGATGTTTTCAGCAATGATTTGTTCTGCGATTCGATCCGCTTCGCTTGCAGTCATCACGCCTGAAGTGGCATTGCTGATTTGACCTTGCATGTCTTGTATTTGTACGTCTGCCATAACGGGTTGATTGGCATCAAAGCTCATCATGGGCGTAATCGATACATCAACACTTGTGTCTGATACAGAGCTGGATTGAGAAGAGTCAATCGATGTGTCTGCTGCAACACTCATTGATAAAACTTGTTGTGTTTGTGCCGCAGAACTTGTCACCTGATCCGATATGCTTGGCGAATTGCTTTGGCTTGCGACACCGCCAGAAACAGAAGAGGCGACAGCGTTTGATTGAGTGTTGGAGACAATGGCTGATGCTGTGCTGCTGTTTTGAGAAGAATAATTGGAAGCGTTGACACCGTTGTTGATCCCGCCATAACTGTTTGCAGCTATTTTTATGGTGTCAGCAACAACGCTTAATTGCATTTCAAGTTTGTCATCTTTTTTGTCGTCATCGGCCAAGACTTCAATTTCCTCATCAACCACTTCTTCTTCAATGACTTCTTCTTCAATGACTTCTTCTTCGTAATACTCCTCAATCGCTTCAACAATCTGTTCGTGTTCAAAATGTTCCATTAAAACATCTTCAATAACAGGCAAGTCATACTCAATCATTGGCAACTCATCAAAGGTTAAGTAATCATCTTCAATATAACTAAATGTTATAAATTCATCGGCTGGCAGAGGCTCTAAGAAGTATTCAATTTCTTCAAAAATTGGATCATAAAATTCTTCAATAGGGATAAATTCTTCAACCAATAAAAACACCTCTTCTTGTATTGGCTCAAAAAAGACTTCTTCGTAAAAATATTCTTCTTCAAAGAAAGGTTCTTCAAAAAACACCTCTTCGTAAAAATACTCTTCTTCAATGCCATAGTTGTAAGTATCTTCATTGTAATAAGCGTATGAGCTTTCAAAACTATAGCCTGGACAAGCTGGATCGGACTGTGGGTTGTATTCACACTCTTCATCGAACACGGCATCCCAATAGTACGGGCATTGATTGGAATAAAGCGAGTCAATACTGCATTGTTGAGTAAGGTATGCGGCAGCATAGCCTGGACACGCCGAATTGTTCAATGGATTGCTGCAATCAAGCGCATTGCCAGAACCAACGCCATACAAACTTCCGCCGTTTTCTAAAAGCGTATTGAATGTTGTATTGTTCCAATCTTTGTTTACACAAGTGCCAGAGACGTTTGTTGTTCCCGTGCTGCATTCATCGTGATAAAGATAAGTGTAAGTTTGTGAACTGCTGCCTTGCTCACCAATCAAAACATCGTGCTTAATGACGTTTAACCCGCCGTATCGGAACTCAAAGCTGTCGTCTGCTTTCCACAAAACGACCTCAAACGAGTTGTCTGTGTTGCTGCGATTGTATTCTCGTAAGTTGTACCAACCAAAAACAGATTTGTCGGTGAAATTCTTAGCCAGAACCTTAGAGCCGTTGTCACGAATCAGATCAGTCCAGAAAGGATAAAGTGTGTATGTGATTTCAGGTAATGGGTCAGGTGTGTAGTCATTACAATAACTTCCTGACGACCCAAAGTGTAAACAACCATTGGTTGCCATTCGAGCAGATGTGAAATCTTCGCCATAAAATGTAAACGTAAAATCTAGGTTAAATGCACTGGAAACTTGGTCGTCACCAACTGCCATGTTGGTTGTACCGCTTTCGTTGGTTAAATTAAAAATGTTTTGATTCGCCTCGTAAACATATCCAGCATTGGTTTTAAGGTTTGCGCACAAAAGCAGCAAACAGGCCAATCCCATTCCAAATAGAATGGCGTTTTGTAATCCTTCGTTGTTTTTCTTAGGCATTATCCGCCCGAATCAAACTCACGGCGGCATGTCATTCTTGATTTTTTCTGTCCTGATGCATTGAGTGTGCCAGCACATTTAGACACATAATCTGCCTTTGCTTCTCTGTAATCGGGTCGATCTTGTGGGTTTTCTTGCCAAGCAAGTATTGCATCAGCACCGATCTTACCTCTATGTGGACAAGGTGTGCCAGCCATTGCCATTGCTTTGAATACACGCTCATCTTGGCAAAGTAGGGCGACCGCACTTACTTTCATGCCCATATCGTATAAATATTTTGACAGCTTCAATCGTTCACAGTTTTCATCTCTGACGGTTCTGCCCGCAGATAAACCGAACACTTGGCCCTGAAAAGCACCCGACCTTCCAACCGTACACAAATCCTGTGAATACGACATGATTGATGGTGCTATTGCAGAAGCGGGCGGTGCTTCTGTTTTGATGTTTTGATTAATCGTTTGCTCAGATTTTGACTCATTGATATTGCGATTTGTGTTGTTTGAAGTGCTGTTGTTCTCATTCACATTTTTATTGTTGGTCTGCACGTTGGATGTCGAGTTGGACTCATTAATATTGCGGTTGGTGTTGTCTGATGTTGATTCGTTTACATTTCGGTTGCTGCTCGTTGTCTCATTCACATTGACATTGTTTGATGTGACACTCGATGTCGAATTATTGGTCACATTGGATGTGACATTCGATGTGGATGTATTGGTATTGACATTGTTGTTGCTCGATGTCGAAGTATTGACATTGTTGTTGTTATTGGTTGCTGTCGAAGTCGATGTGTTAGTCGAGACATTGTTGTTTGAGTTGGTCGAAGTCGAAGTCGATGTATTGGTCGAAACATTGTTGTTGTTATTAGTTGCTGTCGAGGTCGATGTATTGTTGTTTGTGTTGGTTGCTGTCGAAGTCGTTGTTGTGGTGTTATTGTTTGTGTTAGTCGTGGTTGTGGCGTTGGTCGTAGTCAACGAGTTTTGCTCACAATACTCGCTTCCAGCCGTACAGTTTCCAGTTTGGTCGGCTCTAACCGCCCCTGAATTTAGCAATCCAAGCGTAAATATTACCCCAAATATACCTATAAATTTTTTCACCATAACCCCATATTTTTTTTAATCTTTTGATTTTCCACCACCGTTCGATGCGCCAAAGTAAAAGGAGACAACTGCGCTGGCTAGACCACCGAGATAACCGAGAACCAGGTTAATCAAAGCCTCACTGTTCTGCTCTGGTGGTTGCAGCGTCACCAAGAAGATATAACCCAGAAATCCACCCAATACGGCAACTCCCATGACTCTTGTTGTCCAATCTTTACTAAATTTTTGCCTGGCATCTTGTGTATCAGCAGTCTCAAGGGCGAAGATGTCCACATCCAACTCTTTCATTTGTGCTTCAAACTCAAGCTCTGCTTTCTTAATCTCTGCCATCTGCTCTGGCGTTGCACTTTCCATTGCCTTTTGCAGTGCTTTTGGTTCTGGTTTTACACCCAAAACATCAGCAATGACATTGGCTGCCATGTTTCCCATTGGGCCACCCAACGCTGATCCAATGGTGGGGGCGAGTGTGCCGACCACGTTTTTAATCACATTAAATTTCATCGCTTTTTCCTCTTTTTATATTTTTTATTTGGCATTTTGCTGTTCCTCAAACATGTCTTGTTTTAACAACATTGCGCCAGCCACAGGGATTGCAACACCATATTTTTTAGCTATGTCAATGATTCTGTCATCGAAAATAACATAGTTTCTAGTAGCACCTTTTGAGTCAGATCGACTAAATTGATCCAAATATTTATTTCCCTTTATTCCCGCCGAGTTAAGTGCCGCTGATGTACTTTTTGGCCCAACAATTTCACTCATAAAAATCCTAAGTGCATCGCCTAGCTGTTTATCAAAATATTGCTCAATGTTATCAATACCTATTTGGTTGTACCTTCCTAGAATTATTCTTTGTTCTAAAGCCTCTCGCAATGTATCTGATGGTTGAAATTCGTCTAAAACTTGACTTGAAAGATTTGGATTAAGCTCTATAAGTTGCTTATCCAAAACAGAATTGAGCTTCTTTTTTATAGCTTTATTTTGCTTACTAAGAGTTTTATCTAAATCTAGCAACTCATTTGAAGTCGCTTTAAGTTTGGCTTCATATAGCTTTCCAGTATCTTCGATCTCAACTTTGTTTTTAGCGATTTTGAGCTTCTCTAAATTTTCTTGCCACCATTGAAACTCTTCTGCGCTTCCATATTTGTATGCCTCGTCAACCTTTTTTTCAGCATCTCTAATGGACTTTTTTATATTTCCCATATCTTGAATAATTAGATCATCGAGGTCTTGATCACCAGTCGTACCAACTATTTTATTTTTTGAAAGAATTGGCTTGCCTTCGTATTTGACAACAGAACCCAATTCATCTTTATATGCTTTGCCTACTTTTTCTGCTTCTGCAAAATACAAACCATGTCCGTAGGCTTGCATTCCTTCACCTGTGCCAATCTTTCCCAAATCAAATTTTTCAAAGTCAGAGCCGCTACCATGATAGGCGGTAATATAATCGTCACTTTGTGGCACTGCTGGCTTGCCCTTCTTCATAACAGTCGAAGCAACACCAGGCACAAAAGGCAGTAAACCGAGACCACTCATTGCGTAATTGCCAGGTGATCGCATTTCAGGATTCTCTTTATACATTTGCACATCGCCAGCAAGACCAATCGCATCTGTGAACGGAAAACCAACGGGAGACATGCCAATCTTTTGAGCTGGATTCAATGATTGCCAAAACTTGCTTGCTTCTTCCATCATTGCTTGTTCTTTTTGTTTTCTCATCATTTCTCGTTGCTCATACTCAGCAATGCGTTGTTGTCTTTTTAAGTTTTGCTCTTGAGGTGTTTCAGGCAACAAAAGACCCGCCGCTTGCATCGGTGCTGGGTTAAATAAACTGTAGTTGTTTGCCATAACTAATGTATTGTTGTCTCCTCGTGAGATATGAGTTCAGATTCTTCATCAATGAAATCAGACAAAAAACACAACACGATCTCTCGTGCATGTTCTAGGTTTCCT